CGGCACGTAGGCGAAGTGGCTCACGCCCACCTTCTTCACGTAGGCCTCAATCTCCTCCAGGGGCGGGGCCTTGGTGCGGTTGATACCCTTCATGTCCTTGATGCGGCCGTACTGCTCGAAGAGGATGCCCATCGTGGCCACGTGCTGGGCCGTGGCCCCCACTACCTGCGTGCGCAGGGAGTTGAGCAGCTCCTCGCTCAGCACGAGGCCCTTGGCCTGAATGGCCTGCGCCAGCAGGGCCAGCGCCCGGGCGGCGTAGTCGCCCACTTCCTCGTCGAGGATGCGCTTAAACTCGTCTTGATACTCTGCCATGCCCACAAGATGGTAGAATGGGCCAGCTAGGCGTAGGACGGAAAAAGCCCCGCCTGTTTGGCGAGGCTTTTCATAACAATAGAATTTTCTTTATCTTTGATACCTTACGGAATCAGAAAGTCCGATAAGAACTCCTTGAAACGCCGGGGTCGGTGGCCCCGGCGCTTTTTAGCCCAGGCGCCACCGCAACAGCTGGCGCACTGGGGCCACTTTGGCCGAGAATAACTCCCAGCCCGCAGCCCCGAGCACGGCTACGAGCAGGTACACCCACCAGGGCGGACCGTGGCTACTCGTGGCCGTGGCCTGCGCCCCCGGCCCGACCGCCGAGGCCCCGCCGCGCTGGCCGGCCTTGCGGGCATCGGTGGCCGCCCCGCTGCCGGTGGCCACCGGCGCGGCTGGCCGGTTGATGGCCGTGGCCCCGGGGGCGGTGGCCACGCTGCTGTTTTTGATTTTGGTGGGCTGCACGCCGGCGCGGGCCAGGTTCTCGGTCTGGGCCTTTTGCCACTGCCGGCGCTGCTTCGGCGTGCTGCCCGCCGGCGCCGGCACCAGGTACGGGGGCAGGCCTGCCAACTCGCTCGGTAGCCAGTTCTGGAGCGTGAGCGAGTCGAGGCGCTGCACCGTGGCCACGTCCACCGGCGTGAGTGGGGGCAGCGGGGCGGGCGGGTGACTGGCCGCGCAACTAGCCAGGCTCAGCAGTACCACCAGACCCAGGATGCCGAAGGTGACGGCACTCCACACCCCGGCCATGAAAGCCAGTATATCGCGTTCTTTGATAATCGGATACTTCATCTTACGAGAGGTAAAGCGCCGCTTCCCGGGCACGACGAGCTGTCAGGCCAGCGCTCACGCGCTTGACCTTAGTTTGGGGGTCGGTTACCTTATTCCAGAGCCCGAAGGCCGTTTTTATCACCGACGGCGAGCTGGCACCGGCGTTGGCCAGGGCCAGCACGCTCGACTTGTCGAAGCCACCGGTGCCAATGTTGTAGCAGAGCGAGACCAGGGCGTCGAACTGGTGCTGGGTCACGTCGCGGTGCAGGCGCGCGGCCACGTGCGCGCCGTACTGCTTATCCACGTCCTGGCGCAGTAGCTCCAGGGCCTCGGCCTGGGTCAAGGTGGCCTTGTAGTAGCGCTCCTCGCCGGCCACGATGACGTGGCCGTAGCCGATGGTGGGGCGACCGGCCTCGCAGCGGTACCAGCGGGCGCGCAAGCCCTCGACGGCTTGAATCAGGGCGAGCCCTGCGGCGGAAATTCTCATGCGGTTTCTTTTTCGGCTGCGCGCCGGTGGCGGGCCTCGCGGGCTAGGTTGAAAAGAATGGTGTGTAGCGACGTGTGGGCCACCTGCTCGTAGGTGCCGTAGAGGCCGCGCTCGGCCAGGGTCGCCAGCAGCTCCAGTAGCTCGGTGCCGTCGCTGTGCCGGGGCTTGGCCTGGGCCGCCGCGGGGCCGGTGGGCTGCTCGACCGTTTTGAAGACCTCCTTGTAGGCGCGGTGGATGAAGCGCTGCGCCGCCAGGAAGTGGTGCAGCACCACGATTTTGACGCCCAGCGGCGCGTCGGCCAATTCCGGGGCCCGGCCCTCGGCCAGCTTGGCGTTGTAGCGCTCGCGGCGCTGCCCGTCCCAGGCCGGGTCGCGGCTCACTTTTTTGAGGTCGGCGCGCAGCGGCCGGCAGAGCGTGGCCACGAGCTCATCGAGGGCGGCCGGCTGCGGGCGCTGCGGGTGGGCAAACTGCTGGAAGTAGATGCGGGCCATCGCGTACTCGATGACCTCGGCATCGCGCAGCTGCGGCTCGGGCAGGCAGTAAGTGGTGCCGCGGTGGCTGAACTCGGTGACGCCGGCCGTATCCAGCTCCTGCTGCCAGACCCAGGCCGTGAGCGTGCACACGTCCCACAACTGGTCGGGCGTGAGCCGGCGAATGTCTTTGGGGCGCAGCCCGGGGCAGCAGGCGCGCAGCACGGCCAGGCGGCTGGCCAGCGAGTCGGTGGCCAGGTGCGGGGCGGCGGCAAAGAACTGGGCGGGCGTCAGCTCGGCCCAGTTTTCGGGCACCCGGTGCGGGCGCCCGTCGAGGCGAAAGGTTTGCATTTAGGAAACGGCGGCGGCTAGGGGTTCGGGGGTGGCCACGGCGGCCGGCGCGGCCTCGGGCGTGGGCAAGGCCTCGGCTGCGCGCTCCTCCCGGGCCGTGATGCGCCGGCTCAGCAGCGCGGCCACGTCGCCATCGACCAGCTCCAGTTTGCCGAAGGCGATGATGAGCCGGCGCAGGTGCACGATGACGAAGGGCGCGAGCACCAGCTGGGCCAGCCACACTAGGCCGGGCTCGTGGGCGGCGAAGCCGTGGGCCAGGGCCAGCACGACGGTGTAGCCGGCCAGGCGCAGGGCCAGCACCTGGGGCCGCAGGGGCTTCTTGTTGAGCAGGTTGTTGGTGAGCACGTCCAGCACCACCAGCACCAAGAGCAAATAGTACGTGTAGGCCGGCGACCACACGTGCGCCTCGATAAAGGCGCTCACCCCGGCCAGCGTGACGGCGCCCAGCTCCACGGCCTGCACGGAAATGTAGAAGCGTAGCATCAGACCCAGAAAGAAGGTTTACCGGAATTGTCGTGCAGCTCGGCCTGCACCGAGGGCGCCGTGGGGCGCAGCTGGTCGAGGTAGGCGGCGAGCTTGCCCTGGTAGCGGTCGGCGTGGGCCGTAGCCTGCTGCGAGAGCGCGCTCAGGGCCTCGGGGCTGGCGGCCTGGCGCTGGCGCACGGCCTCGTTGTCGGAGAGCAGGCGCAGGCTCGTGCCGGTGAGCGCCACGCTCAGGCTCAGCACGCCCTGGGCGAGTGCCCGGTGGGCCAGCACCGGGCGCACCAGGCCCAGCAACTTACGGGTGGCCGCGCTCGGGGCCTGGCCACTGGCCAGCCCATCGCGCAGGTCTTCGAGCAGGTCGGCCCCAAGCAAGTCCTCGATGTCGAAGTCCTCGACCCGGCGCAGGGTCGGCAGCAGGGCCAGGAAAAAGCGCCGGCTGCCGGCCGTGGCCACGTACTGGCCCAGCTCGTCGGCCGTGGCGATGAGCAGGCGCTTGCGACTACGATACTCGGCCGAGTTGAGCTCGTCGGCGTAGTCGGCCGCGTGGGCGTCGAGCCAGGCCAGGGTGCCATCGAAGAGCTTGTCGGCCGTAGCCGAGGCGGCCTCGACCAGGTTGTTATAGCTCCACTGGCGGGTGGGCGCGGCACTTGAGGCGCTCGTTTCCGTTACGCCCATATCGTTGACTACCGTGGCCAGGAACGGGGCGGCCTCCAGCACCACGTAGTAGGCAAGGGCCTTGCGCAGCCTATCGCGCAGGGCTACCAGGTGGGGCGCGGCGCCACTGGCCGGCAGGTTGCCCAGCTGCTCCACCAGGCCCTCTCCCAGCGCCGGCACCAAGTGCAGCGTTTCGGCCGTGGCCACGTAGCTGAGCAGGGAGCCTGAGTTTTTTTGATGCACGGTGCTCAGGCACGCGCGCAGTTCTTCTACTGTATTGAAAAGCATACCCTTACATGGAAGAATTAGCCACCTTCTGCTTCCCCGTGGGGTTGTCGGCGATGGTCGTGATGTCGATGTCCTCGAAGCCGAAGAAGTGCTGCGGGTTGAAGCCCATGATTTTGCTGGCCGCCTGGAAGGGCTTGAGCAGAATTTTGCGCTTCTGGGGCGTGCGAAGGGCCACGTGCAGCTGGTAGCTGATGCGCTTCTCGCTGCCACTACCCCCGAACTTGCCGCCCGTGTCGATGCCGGCCAGGCTGGGGTCGATGCCGTGGCTGCTGGTGTGGGCGATGTTGGCCTGCATGTTCACCGAGTCGTAGGCCTTGTCGCTCATCTTGTTCTCGATGGGCACGATTTCCCAGCCCGGCAGCATCTTGCCAGCCGCATCCACGGCGAACTTGCTCACGAACACCTTATCCGTATTCTCGACGCCGGCCAGCATCTCGTTCATGTTGGCCATCAGGTCGAGCTCGGCCTTTTTGCGGTCTTCCGGCTTCTCGCCAAACTGGTCGAAGTAGCCCATCGGTATCTTGATGTGGTACTTGACGTTGTAGCCGTTGTCGAGGCCGCTGCTGTGAAAGCGCGGAATCTTGTTGCTGACCTCCGTCCACTTGCGCCCGCCCCAGAAGGGCGGAATGTCGTAGTACTTCTGGCCCGGCGTCCAGTCGCGGCCGTGCAGCAGGCACTCGCCGAACTTGCTGGGGTTCAGCGGCTCGTAGGCGGGCAGAATCTTGGCCTCGTCGGCCTTGAAGTTGCGCCAGTTGTGGTGCAGGGCGTACTTCTCGGGCCGGGGCTTGGCCGTGACCAGGGCGCGCACGGTGGTGCAGTCGAAGCTCTGGATGGCCTGCACGCTGTTTTTACTCTCCAGCGAGAGGGCGGCGAAGAAATTGGCGAACGTTTCGAGGTTGTAGGCCAGGCTTTGCAGCGTCGAATCGCCGTCAATTGCTTCGAACCAGTCCTCCATCTCGGTGTCGATGACCGGCTCCAGCGCGATTTTACCGTCCTTGATGCTGCGCGAGAACACCCCAATGCGCGAGCCCAGCAGAAAATCGCGGGCCGTGGTAATGAGCTGCGGCTTGAGGTGGTTGTTGTGCACCAGCGCCAGCAGGGCCTGCGGTTGCAAGTTGTCGGCGCCCCAGGGCGCAACCTTGAACCCGCCCTGGCTGAGCGGGGCAGCGCCATAGTTCACATCCTGGGCCTTGTCGCTGCCGGTAAGCTCAACGATGGCCTTAGCGCCGGGCAAAATGTAGAGCCCACCCTCTAACTCCTTAATATCGCGTGCTTTCATGCCCTAGCCGTGTTTGATGTCCCGGCCGTTGTAGTGGCAGAGCAGGTTGATTTTGAGGGCGAAGGGCCGGCCCGTGGCGCAATCCACAAGTTGCAGGGTGCCCTTTTCCTTGACTTTGTAGCGAAAGGCGCTGCGCCCCTCGGGGCCGCCGGGCGTGCTGCCCCCCGACTGGCCGCCCTTGCGCACGGCGGGCTTGCTGCCCTTCGTGCCGTCGGTTTTGTAGTAGCCGATGGAAAACGCCAGCGGCTGGCCCTGGCCATCCGGTAGCTCTATCTCCGCCAGCACCGTCTTGATGTGAATGTGCGTCCGTTGCATGGCAGTCAAATTGCCACTTTTGCCCACCGGCGCGTAGGACGGAAATAAATTATTGCGTATTTTGGCGCGTAGAGCCTGAAAATCAAGCAAAACGCCGCGCCAAAGGCCCGAAAATTATTGTCTGACCCACGCGGCCGTGCGCGCCCTTTAGCGTTTGGCAATTGCCAAAACGGCAATTTTTGGGGTATATATGAACGCCCCCCGGGGGGTGGCGGCGCAGCAAAAAGGGCCCTGGCGATAGTGCCAGGGCCCTTTTTGGTTATGTTGAGGGGGCAATTGCCAGTTTCAATAAGCATGAACTGAAGCGCAGCTCTATCTTTAGCTCATGCCCATGCTCTCACGCCGGTTAACAGTGCATCTACTCTTCACCTATGTACTACCACTACTCTCCCTTGCGTATGGCTATTTCTATTTTTACCAACTACAAACTCAGCCTACCTTACCACAGGTAGAGGGTTGGCAACTTCTGGGAATACTACTACTAGATAGCATCGGCTTGGCGTTGGCTATTAGGTGGAAGAATAACTACCTAGGGAGCCTCTACTTAGCCTTTCTGCTGCTAACGCTTAGCTGGAGCGCCCTGCTGGCCATCGGGGAGGAAGCTAGCTACGGACTCAAGACATAGGAAGGAGGCCCTAGCTGCGACCCAGGAAGTAGACCGGCTCATGCACCTGCACCTGGCCGAAGAGGTGGCCGTACTTGCGGTACACGATGTTGTCGAAGCAGTCCGAGAGGTGGGTGGCCCGCTCCTGGTCGATACTGCTCTTCTCGCTCTTCTTGTTCTTGGTCCAGTCGGGGTTGATGGGCGACTGCTGAATGGAGATGATGAGGTACTGACACTTGTTGCGGTTGAGGCGCAGCACGGGCAGGCGCGGGTTGGTCTCGGCCAGCAATTCATTGATGGCAATGTGCTTAAGGCGGTGGTCGGGGTCGAGGCCCTGCACCATCAGCACCGACGTCCACCCCCTGGCCGCTAGGCCCTGCTGAATGGTTTGATAAAAGGTAAGGTTGGCCCCCACCTGTTTGTTGTTGCCGTTGCGGTCACCGTAGATAACCACGTGCTTACACTCGTGGCCCTGGTAGCTATCGCAGAACTTGGTGACCAAGGCATCGAGCACAGTAGTCTGGCTCTGCTTGACCCATAATGCATCTAGGCAGCGAAACTCATTCCCGTTCTCCTGGCACACGATGACGGAGGTAAAGCCAGCGTTGAAGTCAAACGATAGCTCCAGGGCGCGGGCTGGGTCGCGGTCACCGTCGAGCGGCAGCGTGAGCCCGCTCTTCTCGTCGTGGGTGTAGGTGTAGGTTTTCCATACCCCGTGCTTCTCTTCATTGAAGCTAGGATAGAAGGAGTTAGGCAGTTTGGTCAGGCGCTTATTGAGCACCTCCACGTCCCACTCCAACTGGGTCATCGAGTTGCGCAGCCGGGGGTAGTAGTCCTCCCCTAGCACAATCGCGTTATCGTAGGCTGTGCTCTCGAGAAAGAAAGCTTCGTCAGGCTTCTGCTTGGCTAAGTCCTCGGTCTTGAACACCCACTGGCCTGAGGGCAGCCAGGGCACGGACGTATAATCATAAAAGCCGTGGTGCAGGTGGTGGCTGAAGCGGTGCACGTTGCCCCGAATCATGGGCGAGAGAATCTTGGTCACGTGCTCGTACTTCATCAGCGCCGACTCATCGATGTGCCCCCCGTCGTAGTTGCCACCCCGGGCTAGCTCCGCCCGGTCCATGCTCAGCAGTTGGATGGTGTAGCCATTGAGGAAGCTGATAACGTTCTCGTAGTTGCTGGGGGGCTGGTAGGGCTTAATCCAGTCCGTGGGCGGCTTTTTGCCCTTCACGTAGTGCCCAAAGCCGGATTTGGCGTCGTACTCGCGCAGCCCGTGAACGTCCCAGGCTGCCTCCATCGCCGGCAGCGTATTGCTCGTGAGCTGGGTGTAGGTGAGGCCTGCTAGGAACACCTTGGCGCGGGGCAGGTAGTTCATCTCGACCCGCGTTTGGTGGCCGGCCACGGTGGTCTTACCCGAGCCACGACCACCCAGAAACGTGCGGCGCCGTTGCGTGGCGGCCAGAAACTGGCGCTGCTTCTCATTGACGTAAATACGCCGGGCAGAGGTATTAGGGTTGCTCATCGGCTGAATTGGTTACGTCTTCGTAGTCAGCATCTTCGGTGGCATCTGTCTTGACTTGTGCCAGGTACGCGGCCGGGTCGGTGCTAAAATCCATCGGCACCGGGATGAGGAAGGCCCTGGGGTCGAGCACCGACTTCTCGGCCTCGAAGAGCCCTTGCAGCTTGTCGCCCAGCTCAGTAGCTCGAATGGCATTGCCGATGTCGCCAGCCTTGCGTGCGAGGTTGGCCAGCAGCTTGTAATTCTCAACGGCAATCACGCGCTGGCCCTTTTTATCGACCTCCTCGATGCTGCCGTAGAGCAGGGTACTCTCGCGCACGATGGCGTAGAGCTGCGGCTGGCTCAGTTCGTACTCCTTCTCTAGGGTCGCCAGCACCTGGTTGCGGCTAAAGCCCAGGCAGAGCAGGCCGTGGGCCTTGCGGTATTTGGCGAGCATTTGCAGCTCTTCTTCCTTCAACTCGGCCCCTTCCAGCAGGTGCGACCTGTATTTGTCAATCTTGTCCGGCTTCTTCAGCTGCTTCATAAAAAAAGTGGGGTTACACCGTAAGATGTAATCCCACCACAAGCAGCAGTAGGACGGTAGTAAAGCACCCGCTAGGAACTGAACATCAGTTGCCAGCCATCCTTAATTCCATGTCAGGTTAGGTTTTATCCGGCGCCGACGTTGCCGCTCGTTCTGGCGCTGGTGGTGGTGGTACTGGCGCGCCCACCGGGGCGGGGCCGTGGCCGTGTGGGGCATGGGGTGGGGCCAGGTAGTGCAGCTGCTCAGGGCCAGCAGTACCAGGGCGAGGGCTAGCTGCTTCATACCTGCGGCTGGGCGAGTTGCATGGTGAGAACCCCAAGCTCTACTTCCAGCTTGCCGGCCTTCTGCTCGTACTCGCTGCGCTTCTCCTCCGTCTTCGCCGCCTGCGCCTTCGATTTTGCTTTCGAGATGTTCGAGCGCAACGTATTGCGCCGCTTTACTAGCTCGGCCCGGTCGGGCGCGGGGGCCGCCGCACCAGGGGCTGCTTCGACAGCCAGCGCCGCCGCTACCTGGTCGACGGCCTGCGTGCAGGGCGCGGCCTGGTCGGGGGCGGCACCCAGCTGGCTCGCCACGGCTGGCGCGGTCTGCGCGCCGGCCAGCGCGTTGCGGCGCTGCTGGGCCAGGGCGTTGTACTGGTTTTCCAGCGAAACAATCTGCCCGACAACGCGCGGGCCCTCGGCCGGGTCGAGCGTGGCCAGGCTGTTGCTGAGCTGCACGCGCTCGTTGTGGAGCTTGGCCATGAACTGCGTGAGCTCATCGACCTGCCCCTGCACGCGGGCAGGCACCTGTTCTGGGTCGGGCGCAACGGGAAAGTCCCGGGCCGTGCGCACGGCGGCTACCTGCTGCACCACGGGGGCGGCGCCGGCTACGGCCTGGGCAAAGTGGTTGAGCACCTCGCTCACGTCCTCCATGCGGCCGCCGCAGCCGGCTTTCACCAGCTCGTAGACAAGCTTGTCGCGGTTGGCCTTCGATTCCTTTTTGAGCAGGTTGTTGACCAGGTTGCGGTTGCCGCTGTGCTCCTGCAACAGCAGCACGCCGTCGCGATAGTCGGCCGCCTCGCCGGCTTCGAGCCAGCTAATTACCTTTTCTAGTGGGTGTTCCATGATGGGCAGGCGTTGATTTCAGGATTAGTGAAATCAAAGCTCGCCGGTTGGGAAACCCCCTAATAGGACGGAATTAAAGCAACTCGCGGAAGGTCTGCACCACCTCCAGGTGGTCGCTGGTGGCCAGCCAGGCGTAGGGGTCTAGGTCCCGATTGAGGCCCTGCAACTTCTCCTCCCCCGCCTCCAGCCACTCATCGAGCCGAAAGCGCATGGTGAGCAGCAGCACCCGGGCGCCCAGCGGATGCTCCAGTAGCTTATCTAGCAGCTTGACTACGGCATCTGATTTTTGGGGGGGCAGCAGGTCTTCCAGCACCTCCATCAACCCCGAATCAATAGCAATGCCCTGGGCCAGATAAGGGGCTAAGGGCTCACACCGCGAAAGGAATACGTTAGCCGGAACGGGCATAGCAGCGAACCTAGGAAAAGCTGGAGAAATCGGTGCAAATTAACTGGTGCGTCAAAACGCCCTAGAAATTAGAAAGCTTACGCCCGCGCGCTCCCCCGAACACTTCTAAAAAAGCTCGACCAGCACGTATGCTGATAAGAAGATTCATAGGCAATTCGCGGGTATGAAGATAGCACATAAGCCGTCTTCTACCGCAGAGGATATTTTTTAATATTTGTTTTATTAAGGTAATTAATTTAATTTATTACCTCATGAAATCAGAAATAACAATGTCACAGCTACTTCTCTTTTTTCCTTTTATTCTACAAGCTAGGTATCGTGCTTTGCATCTGTTCACCGTTCCTTTTCCACCATATCCATGAAAAAATTTGCAATCATGCTCGCCCTGTTCGCCGTAGCGTCAGGCACCACTACGCACCTACTCAGCGCTAAGCCAGTAAGCGTAACTGCGAAAAAGGCATATGCCCTCACGTATGCGAATGGTCGTGCCGACGGTGATGCGTATGCCGATGACCTCGCGTTACAGTACGGGTATCCTTCCCAGAATTACACCGACGCACTAAATGCCGAAATAGACCGCGCCTACTACAACGCCACGCATTCCGAGGAGCCAACCTACTGGCGCGGCTACCGCTACGCCTTGATGCAGCGCCAATAATTGATTAGTGTGAAAAGCCCCCTCATTGTGCAAATGAGGGGGCTTTTTTATACTGATTAGTTTTTTCGTTTCGCAAGGGCGGCCACCTCTTCAGGCACTGGTGGCTCTTCCTTACCGGTTAGTGAGGGCACGCGCTCGAGCACGTGGGTTTTGCCGAAGAGCTCCTCGGCCAGCGTGTCGTCGATTTTATCGAGGGGGATGGTGCGGCCCTTGTGGAACACCCCCGTGAGGCCTTGCGTGTTGACGAGTTTAAAATTTTTCACTGTGACGTGTGCTACTAAAAAGTGAGGGATAGCGCCTGGGGCACCTTACACCGGCAGGGCGGCCGTGTAGTAGTAGGGCACGTGGGTGAAGCCCTCGCCGCTGAATTTGAAGTCCGTGCCGTTTTTGTCGGTGCCCTTCTTGCCCGACTTGTAATCGTGCTCGAACTTGACGCCCCGGAACGCGTCGCCGAGCAGGCGGGTGTTGCCGTTGCTGTCGCGGCCGGCCACGACGAAATCACCGTTGAGGGCAGCCTGAATCACGGCGTCGATTTTGGCGTCGCCCCGGGGCACGTAGGTATTCGCCTCCTGGGTAATGCTCTGGTTGCCCGCCTCGCCGGTGCTCTTGTGGTTCACCTCGCCCGTGTCGGTGGCGAAGTCCCAGGGCACGAACTTGGCGCCCGTCTTGGGCACGATGGGCTTGCTGATGGTCACGCCGTCGGCGTCGGGGTCGGGAAACGAGTCGATGTCGCGCCGACGGATAACGTGCAAATTGGTGAGGCCGCCCGGGTTCGGGCAGTCATCGACTTCGATGGCCTCAATGGGCGTTCTGACGCACATAGGTTTGAAAATTAAGGGGAAAGACGAACAGCAAGGTGGCAAGTGAGATACAGGCAAGCAGGCCGCGAAAGCCCCGGCCGCCGGGCGGCGGCCGGGGCTAGCCCGCTTAGTTAGTCGAGGCTTCAGCGGCGGCAGCGGCGCGCAGGGCCACGCCCTTAGCCAGGGTGCGGTCGGTCGTCCACACCAGCTCGGCTACGGCCAGGTCAGCTGAGGCCTCGAAGTCGGCCATGATTTTGATATTGCGCTCCGACTTCTCCACGTCGAAGGCACCCGAGTTGTTGAGCTGACCCGTGAGCCACACCAGGTTCTCGCTGGGGGTAATCAGCATGCCCCCCGTATCACCCAGGCCTGGCTCGGGAATGATGGTGATGTTGGTACCGTCGAGCGTGGTGTGCTCGAAGGCCCCGGTGTTATTAGTATTGCCGCCGAAAGTCGAGCGGTAGTCGCGGTTGTAGAACTTGGCAATCGTAGGCTCGCAGAGCAGCACCAGGTCAGTGTTGATGAGGTGCGACGGCACGAGGTCGGCCAAGCCTTCGAGCTGGTCAATGGCGTTGGTCTGCGTGATGGGCTGGCCAGTGAAGATGTTGCCGGCCGGCACGATGCCAGAATCCGAGAGCAGAGGCAGAATGCCATCAAACACCCGGCTGGCCTTGTTCACGTCCTCGCGGTACACACCCTTGAAAACGGCATCCAAGTGAATTTCCTGCTTGCCCTTGGCCGAGAGCATATCCATGATGTACTGCTGGAACGGCACATCATAGACGCTACCGCGCTTGCTCTTGGCAATGCGGCCCAGGTAGCCCTTCCACATGGCCGTGATTTGCTTGGGCGTCAGCTTGAAGTCAATCTTGCAAGCGCGCACCTTACCGATGCGGTTCTTGAACTTCACTGTGCCCTTGGGCGTGAAGTTGTCCGTATTGCCCGGCTGAATCACCGAGTCTACGTACATCTGGGTCAGGGCCTGCTCATCCTGCACGTCTACCAGCAGCTGCATGTATTGCAGAAACGACTGATTGGTAATGAGGATTTCGCCCAGCAGCTTATCCGCATCGCGGGTCGAATAACTCTGGAGCTTGGTCGGCAGCCCGCTAAAATCAATACCTGTTGCCATATTAGGTAACTAGAAATGCTTGGTTGAAAATGAATGAGGGTGAAGCCAGGGCCTATTTTTCGCCCAGGCGGCGCTTGACGTTGGCGACCGCAGCAGCAGCGGCAGTCTCCCAGGGCGCAGCAGCTTCCTTGCCCCCGTCGAGCGCGTTGCTGTCGTCTTCCTCGCGGCCGTCCACCTGCGCCTGGTTTTTCTTCCAGTCTTCGAGGGTGGCCACCTTCTCGCTGGCGGTTTTCAGCTCGCCGGCCAGTTTGGTTTTTTCCTCTCCGGCGGTTTTGAGGGCAGTGGCGGATTGCTCAGCCTTGAGGTCGGCGGCAGCCTTCTGCTCGGTGAGTTGCGCGATTTTATCGTCAGCGGCTTGCAGGTGGGCCTCGGTAACGGCCTCCTTGTCAGAGCCCAGGCCCAGAAAGCCTAGGATGTTGGCGAACTTGTTTGCCATGCGGAATTAAAGTTTTGGGTAAAGGATGAAGCGGAAGTACCGCCGCCCGACTGAGCAAGCGAAGCGGCTTTATTTACAGCGTCTTGCAGGGAGCCGATGGCATCGACCAGGCCGTGTTTTTTGGCGTCTGAGCCCTTGTACACCTTGCCCGTGAACACGTCCTCTTTGGCCGAGAGCTTGCCGGCGCGGCCCTTCTCGACGGCGGCAATGAAGGTTTCGCCAATCTGGTCGAGGTCAGCCTGCACGCTGGCGCGCACCGACTCATCCATTGCTTCCACCGGGTTCAGGCGGGCCTTGTCCACGGCGCGGCTGCTGCGCAGAATCTCCACTTTCACCCCCTGCTTTTCCAGGAAAGCCGACTGGTTGATGCTCATGCAGAGCACCCCCAGCGAGCCGGCGTAGCCGGTCGAGGCCGAATTGATGAAAATGTGCGAGGCCTGCGAGGCAATCCAGTAGGCGGCCGAGGCCCCCAGCCCGTCGATATAGGCCACCACGGGCTTGCCGCTCAGGGCCACGGCCTGGGCCAGCTCCTCGGTGCCATCCACCTGCCCGCCGGGCGAGTCGATGTCGAGCACGATGGCCGCGATTTCGGGGTCGCGGTTGGCGGCGTTCAGCTGGGCCACCAGGTCCTTGGTGCCCAGCGAGCAGTAGCCGCTGCGCTTCTGCACCGTGCCCTGAAGCGGAATCACGGCCACCTTTGAGCCGGTGGTGTTGGCCGAGCCCGCCCCACCGCCGCGGCCGGCCAGCACCTGGGCAATGCCCGAGGCCAGGTTCAGGCCGTGGCCCTGGGGCGCCACCTGCACGCCGGCCAGCTCACCGGCCTGGGTGAGCCACATCGTGGGGTAGCCCTGGGCGTCGAGGTGGGCGTAATGCCGCGGGCGGGCCTCGTCGGCCGAGAGCGCCGGAAGGCCCTTGCCCAACCGGGCCAGGATGCGGCCCTTGGCCAGCGAGTAGAACTTCGACTCCAGGGCCCAGCAGGAGTTGGTGAGCAAATCGTACATAAGCAAGTAGACCACCCCGGGCGGGGTGGTCTACAATGATTGCCTTTTTGGAAAGCCAGCAGTAGGACGGGACTACGTGCCTAGCTACGGAAAACGCTGAACTCGGCTACGGCGCCCGTGAAGCCCTGGCCCGAGAGGTGCAGGCGCTCGCCGGCCACGCTGGCCGTAAACTCGATGGTGTAGCTGCCGGGCGCCGCCCCGGCCGGCACCACCAGGCTGGTGCCCGAACCGTTCGCGAAGGAGAGCGAGCCGCTGGTGGGCGTGCCGTCGGGCCGGTCTACGAGGCGCACCACGACGCGGTACTTGCCCCCTACGGTCATGGCCGTGCTGTTGCGCTGGTAAATAAATTGCCCGTTGTTGGCAATTGCCAGCAGGTTCACGCTGTCCCAGCTCCAGCCCCCGCTGGTTTGCCAGCCCGTGGCCTCGTCGCCCGTGAAGGGCTGCGTGAAGAGGCTGTTGGTCAAGATGCTCTGCGGGGCGCCGGGGTCGGTCGGAAAACTACCCAGCCGGCTAGTGGCCAGTACCAGGTTGTACCTACTGTAAAGCTTGAGGGCAATCAGGGCATCATCCGGCGCGCTGGTGGCCACGGTGTTGATGCTGAGCTTGACGCCGCTGGCGTAGTCGGCCGGCGTAAGGGCGGCCAGGTCCTGGGCCACGTTCAGCAGCGAGAGGTTACTGGTGCCGTAGCGGCGCGGGCCGGTGCGCGTGTTCGTGTCGAGTTGGTAGCGCACGGCGGTAGCGTTCTTGTCGAGCACCTCGTCGGCAATTTGGAGCGGGCCGGGTATGGTCAGCTCCCGAATGCGCAGGCCGTTGGCACTCGTGATTTCGAGGTACGTCGGCACCTGGTCCGCACTGATGACGTTGGCGCTGGAAATGGAGACGCCCGCGCCGGCCGAGTAGGCCCTGCTGGCCAGCGCGGCGGCCAGCGCCGGGTTGTCGGTCGGCGCGCCCAGCAGGTCGGCGAAGGAATAGCTGACCGCCGCGGTGGTGCCGGCTACCACATTCACCTTCACTTTGAAGTAGCTACCCGCCGCCAGCAGTACCCCTTCGGCCTCGTACGCCAGGGTGTCGAGCCACTTTACGTACACGGTGCTGGCGCTGCCGGCAGCATTCCAGTCGCCGGTGATTGCGTCAAGCCGACCAGGCACCCCCCCGGGGGGCGTACTGGCTAGCAGCGCCCGGGCCTGGGCCAGCGTCAGGGCCGTGCTCAGGGCCAGCTTATCGGTGGCCGCCAGCAGTACCGAATCGACCAGGTTGTGCAGGAAGGCGCGCACCACGGCCGGCGTGATAAGCTGCTGGGTGTTGTCGGTAAACCGGCCGTCGATTTCGCCGTGCAGGTCGGGTCGGGTGAGTTGTGCCATTTACTTGAAACCGAAGCTGAAGCCGGAGGAAAACGCCCGGCGCACCGGGGCCGCGCCGGTGGGCTGGAGCAGGGTGAAGGGAGCCGGCCGGGGCGTGAGGCCGGCGAAGACGAGCGGGTAGCCGTTGCGGTCGCCGGGCTTCTTGCCCGTTTCCAGCCCGGCCGAGAGGCGCAGCGGGTGGGTGGGCGTGCCCACGAGCTTGCTCAGGCCGTTGCCATCGGCGTAGGCCACCACGAAGTAGCGCACGGCCCGCAGCCGGGCAATTGCCGCTTGCAAGTCGGGCGCGTCGCGCAGCACGGCCAGTTGCAGCTGGGCCTTGTAGAAGGCCCCTTGAGCGTCGTCGGCCTCGGGCTCCTCGAAGCTGGCCGAGTCGGGCTGAAACCAGATATCGGCGTAGTTGGCGGGGTCAATGAGCTGCACGGGCAGCAGCAGGTTGCTGCCGGGGTCCAGGGGCAGGGGCCGCACGTTGCTGGCCGGCCACACGCGCAGGGCGCGCACCCCGCCCGTATTGGGGCAGTCGTTGGGGGGCAAAGGCAGCAGGGGCAGCAGCATAACGCCTAGCGGATGGTGAGCGTGATGGTGGCGGCCGGCAGCAGCTTGGCCATGAGCCGCTCGAAGGCCTCGCGCGACTGGTAGATTTTGGTGTTGCTCGGCAGCTTGGCCAGGCCCACCAGCACGCAGCCGCGGGTGTCCTTCGGGCCGTTGCCCGGGTGGATGAGCACGCCCTCGAAGCCGGGCACCTGGTGCAGGCGCGGGGTGAGCATGCGGAAGGCGGGGCTGCGCTCGATGGTGACCGGGTACACCCCGGCCGGGATGGCCGTGGCGCCGGCCACCTTCACCCCGGCCGGGCGCACCACGTCTTCGAGGGTGTAGCAGAAGAAAGTGCCGCTGATGGATAGCTGGCCCAGTGTGCAGCCGTGGGCTGAGGAGGCGCGCTCAAGTAGTAGGTCGATGTGCATGGGGCCAAGAAGCACCTTTGCCCCACCAGGTAGTAGGCCCCTAGCCGGCCGGCCCAAACCCGGCAATTGCCACCCCGCCCCGGCCGGCCGGCTGGCAACTGCCCGCAGCCCACCCCCACCCCAGCCGCTGGCCTTGGGCCGGAACTGGCAAATCCTGGGCCGGAACTGGCAACTTTATTTTTTTCAAAACGATGGCCGTTTTTGCCGGCCACTCGTGTCCCGTAGCCCCTTTTTAGAACAAGCGCACCAGCTCGGCCGTGGCCGGCTTGCGCAGGGGCACGGCCACCGAGAGCTTGCGCACCAGGTAGGGCACGCCGGCCAGGCGCAGCGGCCGCGTCAGGTCGAGGCGGGCCAGCTCCAGGGGCGTGAGCAGCAGGGCTTGCTTGTAGCTGCTGGCCCTGAGCTTCACCGGCAGCCAGTCCTTGAGCCACTGCGCGTAGGTGCCGGCGGGGCCGGCCAGGCGCACGGAGTAGGCCCCGCTGCGGCTGCGGTGCGAAAGCTGCGGGTACAGGCTCACCCCGTCGCTGGCCGGCTGCAAGCCGTTGTAGAACAAGAGGCGCAACTCGCTGCTGCGGCTCACCTGCTCGCCGTCGGCCGCCTGCTCCTGGTCGGCGTGGTAAGCGGGCTGCGAAATGGCCGGGATGTCGGCCAGGATGGTCGAGTAGAGCTGCATGCGCGTGCGCAGCTCGGGCGTGTAGCACGTGGCCTGGGCCTGCTCCTCGCCCCCACCGGCCACGGCAATGCTGGGCAGGGCCAGGACCAGCAGAGTCCAGCTCAGGCGCACGCTTACCCCGTCGAGGTAGCCGATGGTGCACACGTAGTAGGTGTCCAGCTGCTCGACCAGGCGCACCTGGCCATTGGCCGGATTCTCGGTCAGGATAACGGCCGTGGCCGGCAGGTCGGCCACGGTGGCCACGGGCGGCCGCAGCAGGGCAGGGTCGGGCTGCTTGCCCAGCAAGTCCTTGGTCAGCTCGTCGGCCCCGTCCATGCGGTAGGTCAGCACCCGGCCTCGGGGCTCGTCGATGCTCACCTCGGGCGCGCCGGCCAGCAAGACGCTCCAATCGGCGTAGTCGGCGCCGGGGGCCACCTGCTCGGCCAGGTAGCACGAGCGCACCCGCTGGGTGAGCGGGTCCACGTAGACCACGATGCCGAAGTCCTGGCGCAAGGCGGCCAGTAGCTCGGCCACGGTCATCGCCGGCACCACGTCGGCCAGGCTGAAGCGCAGGGTCTGCAAATCGCCCCGGTCCACGAACACGGCATTGCTCACCACCACCAGGTCGCCCAGCTCGCCGGGCAACAGCCGGCCCAGGTCTACCCGCAGCCCGCTTTCCTCGCAGATGGCTTGCAGCAGGTAGCGCAGCTTGGGAAAAGGACAGTAGTTGGGCAGCAGCTGGTACGTGCCGCCGTAGAGCACCCCGCCGGGCAGCGTAAAGTTGACGTTGTAGTAAAAGGTGCCGGTGGCCGGCAGGCCCGGCGCCGCGGCCATGCCGGTACTCCAGCTGTTGACCGTTTCCTGCGGGAAGGAAAGCGGGTCAATCTTTTTGGGGTCGAAGCCCGGCAAGCTTTTCATCTGCTGCGTAATATATTCATTGCGCAGGGGCGCAAACACGTAGCCGTAGGCATCGGGATTATCCACCACCTCGTTGGCGTGCAGCGGCAGGCCGGGCACCAGGTACGAGGTAACGCCCCCCACATTGCCCCAGCGCGGCACCTCGCGCAAGCCCCCGTAGGCAAACGAGCTGAGTTGGCGCTCGCTCAGGCCCGCCCCCGAGAGGCCCGCCTGCACGCTCACGCTGTACTTGCTCACGCTGGCCGACTTGATGCGCTGCGCGCCGGTGAGAAGCGGCAGCCCGTCCAGCCCCAGCTCGGCCGGCAGCTGCGCCCCGGGCTGAGCGGCGCCGTCGGGCCGCTCGGGCCAGCCGTAAAGCGGCCCGTTGGGGCCGGCCGGCACGCCGAACGAGTACGAGAAGGTGCCCTTGATGACGTCCTCGTCAAACAGGGGCGAGTTGTACTCCAGCTGCATGCTGGTGCCGGGCGAGAGGCGCACCGGCTTACCGGCGCTAGTAAATTCCAGGGGCATAGGCGGTGGGGGCGTAAGCGTAATCGAACTCCAGCAGCAGCCCGCGCAGGCCGGGCTCGTCGGAGTAGGTGGCCAGGCTGCGCTTGCTCCAGTCGAGCGGGCGTAGCTGCCCGGCCGTGGCCAGCCACACTTCGCGGCTCAGCACCAGCTCTTGCAGCCAGGCCAGTTCGTCGGGCTCCAGCCAGCCGGTGGCCAGCTTGAGCTTGCGGCTGGCGTCCACGCCACTCACCTGCACGTCGGGGGCGGGGGCCACGTCGCCCCCGCGCACCGGGCGCTCCACCCTGTCGGTGGTGGCGTCGAGCGTGACGTCGAGCCGCCCCTCGCAGCGCAGGGTGTCGGTGGTGCCGAGCGAGTTGGTAAACAGCACGTAGCGGGTGCGCGGCGTTTCCTCGACCACCACGTAGCGCGCCGGCTGCGAGAGGGCCAGGCCCGCCCCGTCCTGCACCTGCACGGCTACGAACTGGTAGCCGGCCGGCACCGGGCGCAGCGGAATGGCCAGCAGCTGGCGCAGCCAGCCCCGGGCCGGGGCGGCTGGCAAGGCCTCGACCTCCACCAGCGCCGGCGTGCCGGGGCCGTTGTCGTAGGTGCGGGCCACGCGCAAATCGGCCGGGGCCACGTTGCTGAGCCAGAACAGCCACTCGGGCTGGGCGCGGGTGATGGGTTTCGGGGCCTCGGCCGCGTAAGTGCCCGGGCCGGTGGGCTGCCAGCTCAGGGCCGGCGGCAGGGCGAAGCGCAGCTCGCGCAGGCGGAAGTAGTCGGTGCCTTGTAGCTCGGCCGGCAGCCCGCCGCGCAGGGCCGTGCGCAGCGGGCTCGTGGCCACCACCGGGGCGCGGCCGGCCACGCTGAGCGTCGTGCGCACGAAGTAGTTGACTAGGTTCGCGGTGCAGCGCCGGCTGACCAGCGGGCCGGGCCCGGGGCCGGCCAGCGGGGGCACGAAGGCGCTCAGCAGCGGATAGAGGAGCGTATCGAGGCGAAAGCTGAGCTTGCCCAGCTTGTCGGCGCGCTTGCGCAGGGTCAGCACCAGGGCGAAGTCCTCGGCCCCGTGGGCACTCTCGGCGTAGACCTCCAGCAGCACCTCGGCGCCCTTCGGGGCGTTGGGCAGCTCGTACCAGAGCGGCTGCTGCACGAAGTCGATGCCCTCGGCGGGGCCCAGCGGGGCGGCCGGGCCGGGCGGCGGGGCCACGGTAACCCGGACCGTGCGCTGGCAGCCGGCCAGCCCGTCGTCGCGGAAGCTGACGGTATGGTCGCCGGGCGAGACGTTGAAGAAGTCGGGCTGCGCTTGCTCGGCCCCGCCGTCGAGGCGGTACTGCACCCGCCCGTTGGCCGTGCCGGTGAGCCGGGCCGTGAGCGTGGCCCCGGTGGGCGAGGCCACCTGCGTGACGCTGGCCGCGCCCAAATCACACGTGAGCGGGGCGGGCGGGGTGTAGCCGCAGCTGAGGCTGTTCTGTTCCTCGGCTACGGTGAAGCCGCCCCGGCCGTCGTCCGTAAATCCCCTTCTCGTGGTGCCGGCGCAGTAGTGGTAAAACTCGCCGTCGAAATTAAAATCCTGGGGGTGGTTGCTGTCCTGAAAGTCGTCGTAGGTGCCGGCCAGCACCTGCGTCACGGCCTCGCTGGCCGTGTCGAACACCCAGTTGATGACGTCGTACTCCGTGCCGAAGACCTGGCCCGTGCGGTCGCCGTAGGCCCGGCCGTTATCGTAGCTGGTGCGAATGAGTATCTGGCTCATGGCTCCTTACTTCCAGCGGGTGGCGTCGTATTTCACCGGTACGTAGTCGCCCACGCTAAACTCGAAGCGCCAGCCGATTTCCCCGGCCTGGGTGAGCGTGGCCACGGCTTCGAGCAGCACCCCGTCGAGCGAGAAGCTGATGAACTCGCGCGCCTTGTAGTCCTTGCCCATGCGGCTGAGCACGTCCAGGGCCAGGGCCTCAGTACTGGCCCACTTGGCGTCCTGGTCGGCGTAGTCCGTCACGCTGGCCGAGTCGAGCACGACCAGGGCGGCGTGGCGCTGGCCCATCGGCTGGGTCGAATCCTTGTCGGCCAGCGCCAGCGAGGGCAGCTCCAGCCAGAGCAGTGGGTAGGTCAACTCGGTGCGCGAGCCGGCAATGATGCGCTGGGTGGGGCCCACCACGAAATCGCGCAGGGCCACGTGCTCGCCGGTCAGCCGGCGAAAGTAGGCAATGAAGTTGGGCAGCGTGTTTTGCATGCCGTAAAGGAACACGCCTCCCCTACCCGCTTTTAGGACGCAATCGCATAGTCGCTCAGCAGCTCGGCGCGGCCCGGCCCATAGAGCAATTGGTAGTGGCCGTTTTCGCGTAGCACCTTATCCTTATAGTCGCGGTAGATTTTGCGCAGCATCTCCAGGTCCGCGTCCGAGGGGTCAATGTTGTAGAGCTTGCAGAACCGCCGTAGCGCCTCGCGCTCATTCTGACTGGCGGCAATATGGCCCTTGACGAACATGATAAGCTCCTGCTGAAAAAGCTTCTCGTACATCTCGCCTATCTGCTTGGCCGACTCCGGCGTGAGGATGTAATGACGCAGGGCGGTAGGTAGCGTGAGCTGATAGGCCGAGCCCTCGGGCTTCTCGACGGCGCGCAGCTGGCGAAACGGCTGCTTCTCTACCTTCATCCGCACCACTCGCCCGATGAGCGTGTTCTGGTGCACGGGGTGAGGCTGCTGCGCACCGATTTCGTGCAGCATGTACTGGCGCACGTGGGCACGCACGGGAATGGCAAAGGTGGGGAGCTTGCTCAAGGCGAGAGGGTAAGAATTCCTCATCAAAGGTTCAGCTAGATAACGCCAGAAATTAGGACGAAAGTGCGGCCTTCACCTTAAGCACTGTATTAGTGGAGCAAGCGGCCAGTTCAGCAATTTCGCGCACAACCAGGCCCCTTTCCAAATATTTGACCACTTTCGGGTATTTAGCTAACAGCTTCTTTGAATCTTGCACCGTACCCGCCGGGCGGCCCTTTTGCTTGCCCTCGGCGTAGGCCTTCTCCTGGCCGCTTTTGATGCGGTGGCCCAGGCGCTCGGTTTCCATCTCGTCCACTTCCATGAGCACGGTCATCACCAGGCGGGCAATCGGGTTGTGCTTGCCGTCGGGCAGCAGGGAGCCCAGCTGGATGTTGAGAGCGAACACCGACACCTTCAGGTCGGCCAGCTCCTCCACGACCTGGCGCACCTCGCGGGCGCGGCGGCCCAGCCGGCTCAGCTCGGTCACGAGCACCTGGCGCACGGCCCCACTGCGGGCCAGGGCCAGCAGCTGGTCGAGGTCGGGGCGGGCGGCCCGGCTGCGGCGCGAGCCCGAGAGCTTCTCGGCAATCGTGGCCACCACCTGGTAGCCGGCCCGGGTGGCGTGGCGCTCCAAGTCACGCAGCTGCCGGCCGAAGTCCTGGGCCTCGGAGCTGACGCGGGCGAAGAGCACGACGGGGGTTGGGAGGGCTTCTTGTGTCAAATTAACCACCTGGTTTTTGAGCAACAGTTTTGCGGAAAGAAAAGCGGCCCGGACGGGGCCGCTGGCGGGGTGTTTTTGCGGAATACTTTTTTTGAGACAGCCTGCCCGGTAAACTGGCGCGAAAACTCAACTTAGACGTATGAGTGACACGAGCAGTAGAAAGCCAGTACCTAACAGGGTCCAGCGTAGGGCCGCAGTTGGTTTCTTGGCTAGCAGCCGTAGGAGCGGATAGACTTGGTAGAGCAACGTCATCAGGGTTGCTTGTCTGACAGTCGCTAGCTGCCAGCGATAATGCGCCTTATGAACTTCTAGATAGTAAAATAGCCCCGCCCCTGCCACATTAAGCAGTATAATTACCCAGGCCAGTTTTGCGTTGCTACGTCGCTTGGCTAAGCGTTGCGAGGCTGACAGTGCAGATGTGGACGAAAAATTAGGAGCACTCATTTAGTCAAAAGTGATAAACCGCGCCAAGTTTAGACCCGCCTACTGAATTTCGCCCCACGCCAGGCCGGCCAGCGGCAAATCGCTTGCACAGCATCTGCCGGCTTCCGTCTGGCATTGGGATGACTTAGGCGAGAAGCACTAATTGGGGGCGGGCGCCCGCGTGACCTTTGAGGCATGCGTTTCTTCTCCTTCTTCCAGCGCCCGGCTCCGGCCCAGCGGCGCCCCGCAGCGGCCGCGGCCGGCACCACGCAACAGCAGGAGCGCGCCCTGCTGGACTTGTTTGCGCGGGGCTTTCTCACCCTCGACCAGGTGATGGAGCGCCTGGCCCATCTGTAGCCCTCACGCGAAGTCCACGTAACGCTCCAAATTCAGGCTCACGCGCTGCACTTCGCCCCAGACACTACCCGCCGCCGGGGCCGCGGGTAAAATGTGCAGCAAGCTCGCCACCTCGTCGTAACGTAGCACCATCTGCCGGGTCTTAGTGGGCACCGTGCCTACGTGCTGGCGTTCTTGCCGGGCGCGGGCCAGCAGCCGGGTACCCACCCGGGTAAGGGGGCCGAAGCAGAGCAGCATCTTCGCCGGTACACGGTCGGGGGGTTGCAGGGTCAGTTGGCCCGTAAGCACCCACTCAATGGCGTGGGCCAGTTGCGCGGCCTCTCCCCAGCGCAAAGGGATTTTCTGGTCGAGGTACGGCAGTCTCATTTCACTTTAAGGTAAATCTTAGCGTGGCTACCACACGTGCACGCCCTCGCAAGTCACGATTGTAACCCCAAAAAAAGGCGACCGCATTGGACTGGCTGGTGAATCCAGCCTTAGGCAAGGAATCATAAAAAACGTGCTGCTTTCCATGTAGCACGTACAAAATAGCGTATTTACTAAACTGCTTCATTTATGCTGACTTAGGAGTTTGAGGTACTGGCTGGTAGAGGCCAGCCCATTCTACTATTTTGTAGTCGCGGCCGCTGGTGCGCTCGCAGAGGCGGTAGTAGCTCATTTGCTCGCCCAGGCGGTTGCGTAGCACCAGCAGGTATTCCAGGCCGGTGGCGTCGTTGGTCCACGAGTAGAAGGAGCACTTGCGCTTCTTTCCAGCGGCGGCCGGCGTGCCGGGGGCGCGCTCGTTGAACTCGACGTAGAGCCAGTAGCGCGCCGTTTGGCTGAGCTTGCTCGGCTCGGCCCGCCGCGGGGGCAGGGGCTTGGCCGGGGGCGTTTTAGTCAGGAAGTCGTTGAAGTCCTTGTAGCCGCGGTAGAGCTCGTTGTGGGCCTTCACCCGCGCGGGCGTGAGCGTTTGGCGCAGCAGGTGCAGGGCGCGCTCGCCGGCCAGGTCGTTATCGCCAAACCAGTGCACCAGCCGGGCTTCCAGCAGCGTCGGCAGGGCCTCGGGGAGCAGCGATACCGAGTTGAGAATAAGCACCGTCTGCTCGAAGTAGGGCTGCTTGAAATGGGTCAGGGCGCTGAGGTAGTCCATGAACCCTTCGAACACAATGACTTCGTCGCGCTGCTGGCCTGTCAGCCAGGTGAGGCCCTTGCCGCCGATGGTGCCCTGGAAATGCTTGCTGCGCGCCTCCCAGCCGGCGGCCGTTTTCCAGCCCAAGGCGAAGTAGGGCTGCGCGCGGGGCTTGCCGGCCACGTGGTAAAAAACCTGCTGCAAGTGGGCCAGCGTGCGGTTGCTGCGCTGCACCAGCGGCCAGTTGATGCCCCGGCTCGTGAGATACTCCACGAGCGGCTTCATCTGCAAAGGCTCCACGCGCACGTCGGTGAAGGTGAGCTTGCCCGTCACGAGGGTCTCGCCCACCGGGGCGGCTGGGGGCAGCGCCAGCTCGGCCGGCGTAGCCAGGTCAGCGGCCCAGGCCCGCAGCACCAGGCGGGCACGGGGCAGGTCGAAGCCGGTGAGGCGCATGATGAGCTCCAGCACGTCGCCGCCGTCGGCCTTCTTGCCGGGCTTGGGCGTGCCGCCGAAGTCGCTCCACACGTTCTTGGGCTCGCACACCACGAAGCTCGGGGTGCGCTCCTGGGGCCGGAAGGGCGAGGTATAGTAGTAGTTGCCGCCAGCTGCCGGCGGGCCGGCGGGCTCGTGGCCAAGCTTGGCCATGATGCTGCGCAGGGGGATGCGTTTGTCGGCCGCCCGGGCGGCCTTGGTGCTCAGGCCTGGCGCGTGCGAAGTGAGCGGCATGAAGTGGGGTTTTAAAAATGTTGGCAAAAGCGGCCCCTACCCACGCGCTTAGGGGCGGTGGTGCGGGTGCCTGCGGCCCGTTCAGCGCGGCCCGCCCCTTCTTTTTTTTTCAGCTAGCCCAGACTTATCGACAAGTGGGGCGTGGACAAGTCGGTCGAAAAACAACCGTTCCTATCATTCATAGCATTTATGAGAGGCCCCATTCTATAAAGCTGGGGAAAATGCCCGCATTGGGTTTTTTAAGAGGTTTTCCACATCGTCCCGTTCAAATTTTGGGCAGCGGCCAAGAGGCCTGCCAGCCCCTGTGCGGGACTCGCAGCCACCGGGACGGGGGCCGGCGAAGAGCTGGGCATAAGCGTCGCCTGGGCCACGGCAGGGGTCGCGTCGAACACAAAAAGGGTGGGCTCCAGCAGCAGCTGAAGCCCACCCTTGACCTGCACCTTGCCGCGCAGGAAGCCGTACTCGATAAGGGCCATGATGTGGCGGTAGCCCGTTTTAGGGTCGCGGTTGTTGCCGGCCTTGGCAATGGAGGTGCGCGTGGTGAAGATGGCCAGGTTGATGGCCGTGCGCGCCTTCGCCCACTCGGCCATCATGATGCGCACGATTTCCTTGAGCGTGTGCACCAGGTTGCCGCGCAGCTGCGGCAGCTTCACGGTCTGCTGCGGGGCCAGCGCATCCACTAGGTGCACGGGCGTGGGGGTCGGAGCGATGAGCTTGGGGTTGTTGACAAAGCGCAGCACGTTCTTCCACGTTTTGTCATAGTTGAGGCGCAGCTTGGGAATAAAGGCGGGGCGGTACATGGGCAGAAAATGCGTGGGGTGGAACAGGCGGCCCGCGGGCCGGGGTACTAGTTTTGCGGGTATGAAAAAATTCTTAGTAAGCGCGGGCCTGCTGGCCCTGACTGCTTTGCCGGCACTGGCGCAGACCGCCCCGGATGCGGACGTGGTGGTTGTGCGCGTTGCGCACCAGTTCAAAGGCCGCGCTACTATCACGACCAGCTTCGGCGCGGGCGCCACGCAGGTCAAGGAACTGGAAGTTCCTGGGCTGAATGAGACCAAGATTGCCTCAGTTATGACCGAGGCCACCCAGCAGGCCCTAGCTCCCTTGTTTGAGAAGGGTTATACCCTCAAGGGCATGAGCGGCGGCGATGGCGTTACCCTCATCGTGCTCACGAAGCAGAAGTAGCCTCGGCGCCCTGATGCGCCCGCACCGCGGCCGCGAGGCCCCGCTGGCGGTTGCGCAGGGCCTCGCGCTCGAAGCGCAGGCCCTGCTCCAGGCCCGCGTCGAGCCGGCACTTGCCGTTTTCGTGGTCATTGAGCTGGTCGCCGATTTCGACCAGGCGCTGGCTCACGGCGTTGCGCTCGTCTTCCAGGCGCAGGCGCTGCTTGCGGGTGAGCGTGGGCGCGGGCCGGGCCGAGAGGGGCCGCACCACGAGCGCGTGGCCGGCGCGGCGCACGTTTTGAAACGCGCAGGCCAGCTGCGTCGTCTCGGGGGCTGAGGAGTAGACGGTTACTTGGCTCATGATGCCTGTTGAGGGTTACGCTCGTTTTCCTGGTACTGGGCCCCGGCCGAAAGCGCCGGTAGGTACTGCGCCTCCTCGTGCTGCTCCTGGCGGCGCACCTGGTGCACCTTGCGCAGGGTCAGCAGGCGCGCCAGCTTGTCGAGGCACTCCTCGTGGGGCGCGGTGTGGGGTTCCAGGGCGGGCAGCTGCCGGGCCTGGCTGCTCACGGCCTCGGCGTAGAGGGCCAGGGCCTCGTCGTGCTCCTGCGGGGTAAGGTCGGCAAACTCGTCGCCGGTTAGCATCTCAATGGACATCGGGAAAAGAGGAAAAAGCGGATGGAAAAGGCACTCAGGCGACTTTGAGCGCGGCCGCCGACTCGACGGGCGCGCCCTTCTTTCTGGCGGCGGCTTTGGCCGGCGCCGGGGCGGCGGGCTGCTTGACGGGCAGCGCCGGCTCGCCCACGATGGGGTTTGGGGTGAGCACCCCGATGCCGATGCCGAAGGCTTCGACCTCGCTGAGCTTGAAGCGCAGCATCCCCTCGCGGAACTCGTAGGCGGGCAGGTACACCCGCTTGCCCCGGGCGTCGAAGCGGCCGGTCTTCGTCCAGTCGCGCACCGTGCGCTTGTCGAACTTGACGTGGCTGGCCACCTGCTCCAGCGTCACCAGGGGCTCCACGCTCGGGGCGGCCGGCTGCTGGAGCAGGGCCAGCACCTGGCTGATTTTCGCATCCAGGGCGGCGATTTCCTGGCTGCTGGCAAGGTCGAAGGACATGGCGAGGAGGTGGTATTAGGCGGCTTTTTGCAGCAGGCGGAACTCGCGGCGGCAGTCCGTCCAGTCGATTTCTTTGATGCCGGCGGGCAGTTCGTCCACGAGCCAGGTTTCCTGGTCGAGGTGGCCGTCCTGGGCGGCGGCGCGCAGGCCCGGGGGCATGGTGCCGCGCACGTACACCGTGAGGTGGCCGGCCTGGTAGGTGTAGCCTAGGATGGGCTCGGGCGCCGGCGTGGGCACCAGCGCGTCGCCGGGCCGGAAGGCCGCCACGCGCACCCGCCGGCCGGTGCGGGCGTCGGTGAGCGAGACGCGGGGGAAAGTCAGGACTTTACCCATCCTGCTAGGCCACCTGGCAGTGATTGACCGTGGCCACGAGCCGGCCGCTGAGCTTCTGGCGGCGGCTCGTTTCCCAGGCCAGCACCAGGGGCGTTTCTTCCTGGTACTGCGGGTGGGTGGCGTCGATTTCGCGGGTGCGGCGGGCTAGCTCCTCGAGCGGCACCAAGGCCACCAGGGCTGGGGGCAAGAGCGTGGTGGTGAGGCGGTGCAAATCGCGCAGGCAGGGCTTGCGGGCCGGGGCAGCGGGGTCGTGGTTGACGCGCATGGGGGTGAGATGTGAAAGGGTGAGGTGGTTAGGTAGAATTAGAGGGCCGGGTGGGGCAGCGTGGCCAGCAGCCGGGCATTGGCAAAGCGCACGTTGCCTGTCAGCAGTAGGCGCACGTCGCGCAGACGGCGCGCCCGCTGGGCCGTAAAAAGCTGCATCGACATGCCCAGCCAGGACACCCGCAACTGGCACGTAGCATCGGGCACGGGGCCGGCAGCCCAGGTATAGGTGAAGTCGTAGCGCTCGCCCAGCGGGCCTAGCCAGTGCGCGGCGACCGTCGCCAGCGTATCGTGCTGCTGCTCGATGGCGATGAAGCCCTGGGTGCGTAGCCACTCGGCTACCGGGGCGGCCAGGTTGCGCGGCACCTTGGGGGCCGGCGTGTGGTAAGGGGCGCGGTCTTCCATCACACCAGCAGTAGTTGGGCGGGGGCGCCCGGGGCGGGCAGCTTGGGGGCCGGCAGCACCTCGGCCGGAATCTCAAAATCGGGCAGGCCCGCTTGCACCAGGGCCACCAGGGCCGGCAGGTTGATGGTGCGGCCCACGCGCACCTGCGCCAGGGCCGTCGAGCCCAGGGGGTAGCCCCCGGCGATAACCTTGTCAATCGCGCTGGTGGGCAAGGGCCCATAGACCAACGAGAGAAGCCGGAAGTATTTCTGTTGCTCTGTCATGCCGTGTTTGACAGGTTTCGCGCACCACCCTCTATACTTGTGGGTGTCTTGCCCTGCCTATGGCACAAACATACGGTAATACACCAAATAGAGCGCTCTATTTGGTGTAAAAAAGATAAAATAAAGCGCTCAAAATGGAGCAAGAGCTTATAGGACAGAGAATTAAATTTCTCATTGATGCGCTGAACCTGAAGGTGAGGACGTTCGCTCAAGCCTTGGGTATAGGCGAAACCAACATACGCAACTACTTAGACAGAGGCACCAAGCCTAGCTCGGATGTACTGGAGAAGATAATCAACTCTTTTCCGCAGGTAAATATGGTGTGGCTCATAAGCGGCCAAGGCGAACCATTCACGCAAAAACCAGACGCTCCAGCCGAGTCCTATGCCAGTCGGTTAGAAAATAATTATGGCAATAGTGTTGGCTCAAACCGAGGTGGCACCGTGACCCAGCACAACGCTGGGGCCACTAACCCCAGCGAGCGCGATACGAAGCTAGCCCTGGCCGAGAAGGAGATTCAGCACCTGCGTGAGCAGCTCGCGGCTAAGGATGCGCTGCTGGCTTCTAAAGAGGAGACCATTGCGGTGCTCAAGACCGCATTTAATCGACCGAGTTAATTCTATTCTGCTTTTACCACGACAATCTTTTTCTTGCCAATATGTACGTAGAACGAGTACTCAGCATAAATAGCGGATGGCCTATATTGATAGAGAAAAAAGAGAAAGAATGGAAGGAAGCCTCTAATACTCTTCAAAAAATTGATGACAATGTACTTACATCAACTTTAAAAAGGCTTAAAGAATCTGAAAGCCCAATAAATTACTTAGAGTATTTAAACATGCATCTTAATTCTTATTCCAGCAGTCGAATGCATGTAAGCGGCTGGAATGAGGACTTGGAAACGGAATCTAATGCAGTTATATCAGCATTAGGGAATGAGCCCAGCAAGAACGGAGTAGTAGCTTCAATCTTAGGTATGGATGAAATTTCTGGTGGAGATTTCACAACTAATGCTTATCTAGGCATTCCTTATTATTTTGCATTGGGTACACTTGAAGTTGCAGTGTTATTTGTACCAACTGAAGTAGCTATTGATTACTTCATTAAATTCGGTTTCACGGGCCCTATACCCAAAAACTTTCCAACAGAAAAGCTTTGCAGGTCACAGTTGACTAGGTTCACAGCGCTCAACAATAAGGCACCCATTGTGCTTGCTTTTATTTCACCTACCTTTTTTGAAGAAATTGAAGTAGAAGAAATCACTCCACTCAAATTCGGTGAACATACAATTGAGCGCACACTTGAATTTGCTCCTGAATACTATCAAGCTAGCGTGGGTCTACTCTCCCATTTTGGCAAAATACTGCGTGACAAAGACCCTCAAACTAAGGCTAAGGTGCGCATTGAGCAGGATGGTAACATCGTGCGCTTACATATAGAGTCGGCTCCGGGAAATATCGAAACTATCGAAGAGCGATTAGAACAGTATGCTTTAATTGTTAACAAGCAGGCTCCGCCCGAGTCTTTATTAGATAATCCAGGACAGATTATCGAATTAAAGGCCCAGCTACGCGTGGCCCAGATGCAGGTAGAAACGGCCTATGAGTTAAAACAACTCTCGGATGGCCGCATTACTAGTTTAGAAAAGCAGGTAGAGTTTTTACAAAGTCAGTTTGCCGCGCAAATTCTACAAACTGATAAAGTGATTGACATAGTCGGTCGGCAGAACGATAGCCACGAACGCATGCAGGCAGCACTGCTGACGCATTCGGGCACGCTCTTCAAAGATTTGCTCCAAGAATCGAGCGGCAACCAGCGGCTGACCGAAGCGGTCACTAGCCTCCAGCACAACCTGCTCTCGGGCATGGCCATCATCGACATTGAGGACAAGCTCGAACAGTCTCTGGCCACCATCAAGGAAACGAAGCCCGGCTTCCTGGGCCGCATCCAGAAAGACTTAGAAGGTGCTGCTTACAAGGCGGCGGCTAGTTCTACCATAACCTGGGTAGCTAAGTGGCTCGGTGCCCACGCGCAGTAACCTCCCCAATATAACCAGCCCCGTTAAGAGCAGCCTCGAATGGAACCAATCGATTACCTGAGCGAAGAAAACATAGCGAAGGCAGGAACTACCCGAGCTGAATTGGAGGCCATCAAGCAGGATTTTGAAAGTAAGTCGTACCGCTACGAGCAGGCAGCAAAAGGTATCACCGACATCTTACTCAAGACCCCCGGTGTTCACTCTGTACGCTACCGAATAAAAGACCCACAGCACCTGATAGAGAAGGTAGTTAGGAAGCGCTTGGAGAATGCGGAACGTGACATCACTGTTGCCAACTACGAAGAGCAATTAACCGACTTGGCAGGCGTCAGAATACTACATCTATTTAAGGGCGATTGGCAGTACATCCATCAGTTTATCATTGATACCTGGGGCCTTCACGAAAAGCCCACTGCTTACTACCGTGAAGGGGATTCTAGCGAAATTTTGGGGATGTTTACCTCACAAAAATGTGAAGTGAAAGAGCACCCGGCTGGCTACCGCTCGGTGCATTACATCGCCCAAACCTCTCTCACGAAAAGTATTTGCAACGTTGAGATTCAGGTGCGTACCATTTTCGAGGAAGGATGGAGTGAGGTAGACCATAAAATCCGCTACCCCAACTTCTCTAATAACCCGCTAACTAATGACTTATTGATGATGCTTAATCGCTCAGCAGGCAGCGCTGACGAAATGAGCAGCTTTGTGCAAGGGCTAAGCTTCTACATAAAACAGAGTGACCAAGAGCAAAAAGCACTCAAGCAGGAGCGTGACGACTTAACGGCAAAGCTGGCTGAGGTAATGAAAAACCCTGCTATTTCGGCTCATGAAAAGTCGAATTTGGAAGAAGTTGCTCAGTCTCTAAGTAACCATGGACATATAGGAGCAAGCTTATCTGAGCACCTCCTGAAGGCGTTCAAAGCAAGTCAACTCTCTGAATTGCGTTCAATAGATATACTAAATTCATATACCATAAACGCTGTTAATTATGTAAATGCTTTACAAGCAAAGAGTAATGAGGGTCCGGACGCTTAAGAACTAGTTCAGTATTATGTTGGCTAGTCGAGATTAAAAACAGGTATTTATACGTGGTAGGAGATGCAGGTATTTAGCTGACTTTTGCTTATTGGTATCATTTGACTATCAATACTTAAAAGTCATACTTACTATCCAAAAACTCCTACCCTTTTTACCTGCATGGATTTCATTGACGTCATCAAAGCCTTAGGCGACAAGGTAAGCCGCCTCAAAGACAGCATTCTTACCGAGGAGGCCACCAAGAATGCCTTCGTCATGCCCTTCATCGCCGCCCTGGGCTACGACGTCTTCAATCCCTTCGAGGTCATCCCCGAGTTCGTAGCCGACCTCGGCATCAAGAAGGGCGAAAAGGTCGACTACTGCATCCAGAAGGACGGCCAGCCCATCATCATCGTGGAGTGCAAGCACTGGAAAGAGGGCCTCGACGTGCACAACTCCCAGCTGCACCGCTACTTCCACGTCACCACCACCCGCTTCGGCATCCTCACCAACGGCATCATCTACCGCTTCTACACGGACCTAGTGGAGCCCAACAAGATGGATGACAAGCCCTTCTGGGAAATCAACATCTCCGACCTGAACGAGGCCAGCGTCTTCGAGCTGAAGAAATTCCACAAAACCGGCTTCGACGTGGGCCAGATTCTGAGCACCGCCTCGGAGCTCAAGTACACCCGCGAAATCAAGAAGCTGCTGGCCGAGGAGCTACGCGACCCCAGCATCGAGTTTGTGCGCTACTTCGCCAAGCAGGTGGCCCCCGGCAAGCTCACCGAGAAGGTGATGGAGCAATTCAACCCACTGGTCAAGAAGTCGGCCGCCCAGCTGCTCAACGACATCATCAACGACCGCCTCAAGTCGGCCCTAGCCAAAGAGGAAGTGGCCCAGATACTGGAGGACGAGCCCGCCGCCACTGCCGACGCGCCCAAGGGCGGCACCGAGTTCACGGAGCTGGAAAAGGAAGCCTTCCTCATCGTCAAAACCATCCTGCGCCCCGTGGTGGATGCCAAGCGTATCACCCACCGCGATACCACGAGCTACCTCAACATCCTGCTCGACGACAACAAGAATAAGATTGTGTGTCGCCTCTGGCTCAACGGCTCGAAGCACTACATTTCCTTCTTCGACGAAAGCAAAAAGGACGTAAAAACCGAAATCAACGGCCTCGATGACCTCTATAAGTTCAGCGACCAGCTCATTGCTACCGTGGGGCAGATTGAGGCGCGCAAGGCCGTGCCTACCGCTAGCTAACTGACGACATCTTTAGTATCATCACTATCCATGAAAAAAGCCACTACCCTACTCGCTCTTCTCTTTGCGCTCAGCGCCCCGGCTTTTGCGCAAACTGCGCCAGCCGCCACTACGACGGTTCCTGCTGCTACTCGCACAGAGGAATACTGCATGGTACTCGCTACGCAGAAATTCATGAGCACCAAAGTGACTATCGCCATCGACTATGGACAGGAGCGCAAGTTCTTCAGTGACAATCGCTACAAAGACGCGGAGGGCAAAGTTCAAGCCTTCAATTCGGTAGTTGACGCGCTTAATTTTCAGAATTCGCAGGGCTGGGAATTTGTCAACGCTTACGTTATCACCGTCAGCGGCCAGAATGTGTATCACTACCTGATGCGCCGCCACATCAGCGCGTAG